GCGCTTCCCCATGTCTTGCAGGAAGTTTTCGTATAGCAACCATCGCTCACAGACCGTAACACCCTTTGCTCCATACAACCTGAAGGCGGTGTTATCTGGATTGTTGCACCGCTGGATCATTCCAGACCATACCTTGTATGTGCGTGACCCATAGTCTCCGTGAGTGCGAGCCTTTGATGAGGCAGTATCCCGTAAAAGGCACCCACACGATCTAACAGTACCTGCCAGCAAACTATTTGGCGTTGATAGATGTTCGTTACCGCAGTCGCAACGACATCGCCATACGATGTTTTTCCACCATCTCGTCGCTGTTGGCTCGATAGCAACCAATCTACCGAAACGCTGATTTGATATATCTTTTGCGGCTGTCATTCAGTCATTATACATAGAGTTTCTTATTGAGCCGACTACAAAGCAGTGAAACTAGCCTGCGGGGTATCTGACTGATGCCTGTCGGAATGCCACGCTGCCTGCAAGCGTATCTGGTACTGCGGGAACAACCTACCACTTCCCAGATGCTCGCGGCAAAGATAGGCTGCCACGAAAGCACGGCGAATGCGTGGCTTAACGCTCTGCAAACATGCGAACTGGCTACGCCATGCGCTACAGAGCATTGGGGCGGCAAGGGTGGCATCAACAGGATCGTCTGGAAAGCCACGGAAGATTAGGCTGCCTTCATCCACTCGATCAGTTTCTCCAAATCTTCGACAGTGAAGTAGCCGTCCAAATTCACCGTGGTTACGTTGCTAAACTCTGTCATAAGGCTGACGTATGCGCCGTCGTCTGACAGTTCTGGTTGCGGCTTCACTCTTTGACGCTCCATCGATAATCGACATACCGGACAGGTTCCTGTCCTTCGACGTATCGCCCGCATAGCGGCACACCGTCTGCGCTGACAACTGAGAATGCCCCCGGCTGGTGTACTTCCCACTTCAAGGCATCCAGGTATTCCCATGGACGCCCGTACTTATCGGTGATCGTCATCCATTCATCACTTCGCGTTCTAGTGCGGCGCGGGCTTGCCATGCAACCCAAGCAACATCGCGTGCGGACCATAAGCCAACTTCTACATTGACCCACCAGTCCTCAAACGCTGCGCGCTCCGCTTGTGCCTTGGCATAAGCAATGTGATCGATGGCAGAGGCTGGTGTAGTGTCGGTCATTCTGCCCACCCGTTTTCCTCGACGGTATCTACGAACTCTGCGAGCGCTTCATCCATTGCGTCAAACGTTGCTTTCTCGCCTTCATAAGTAACCAGCATCGAGCGAAGTTCACCCTTCGCCCGCTCCCATGCCATCGCGCGCAGCATGTGCTTGGTAGTGTCGGTCATGGCTTCCTCGCTCGTAAATCGAGCCATGCTAGATAAGGAGTCTTGCCCCAAGCAAGTAATCGAGGATTTCCGCCTCTCTCCCACACATGAAATCCACCCCAAGTAGCGCGACAGCAAAACATCCGTTTGGTGCGCCTCATGCTCCCTCCCGCTCGATGTAGGCCCAGCGATATTCGTCGAACCCGTCAATGCCGGCATCTATTCCGCTGGTCACACGGCACACATTCCAAGGCGTAGGCCCTGATCTACCTAACCTTCTATACAACAGCACCTTCTCCCGCTTCGCGTCATGCGCTGCGATGGCGGCGAGCGCATAGGCGTGCATCTGCTCAATCGTGAATGCAGGGAATGAACCAATCTCTAATATGTGCGGCTTTGGCAGCAGCGGCAGATCGTCTTTTGTCATGGCCGCACAGGCTCTACCGGCGCTTCCGCCTTGATCAAGCACTTAACTCCAGTTGCTTCCAGCGCTTGCTTGGCCTCATCGCTAAGGCACATGATCTGGACGGCGGCATCCTTCGCCCCGAGGTTATGCAGGTGCCGCGAAGTCTCAATGCGTGAGCAAATCTCGTCCATGACGGAGCTACTGAAGCCGATAGCGCCGCCGAACCAGCCGCCGGATGCGCCAATCGAAACGCGGCAGGGAGCGGTCGGGTAGCTGATCACGTCGGGCGCTTGCGCCAGCCGTGCAGCAGCGACATTTATCCCGACGTTGCCAACCGAGCCACCTTGAGCGCCGGCCTGTGCGCTTGCGCTGGCATTGGCGTTCCCGCCAGCACCACCCGCCCCACCATCGCCGCCAATGCCTACAGCAGTGTTGTTGAGCGTCGGGGATACAGTGACTCTCGGGGTATTGTTGAACGTCTGGTTAGTCGTCGGCCTGTTGCACTGTGGGCTAAGGCTGCCAACGGTTCCCGGCGTGCAGTCGACAGTAGCGAATGCTGCGCCAGACATGGTAAGCAGTACGGCGATCACGGTCATCTTCATTGTTATCTCCTGGTTGATGGTCAGAACGGCAAGGGATCACTATCCATATCGGCAACGCCACCGCTCACTTTAGGCAGCACTTCCGGAGCCTTGGCAGGTTTCGGCTTGACCGACAGAGACAGGAACTTGCCTTTCTTCCCGACCTTGCTCCATCCGCTGATCCAGTACACCGTCCCGTCCACCATGATCTCGCCCGTCATGTCGGGGTGATTTTCCTGTTCCTTGCGTTCGTTCCTGAACAGCGATCCGCTGTTGTCGCGCATTTCCCACGCCATTTATGTCACCTTCCCCATTGATCGCGCATTTGCGCTCATCGTCTGCCACGCCGATATGACTGCATCGGCCCTAGTCTTATGCCAACGAAGTGCTTCGTCGGCCTCCACGGCGGCTCTGTAGCCTTCGAGTGCTGTCCTGTACGCATCACTAGCCTTCGCCTTGATGTCTGCTGCGGAGGCGCTATCTCCAGCCTCCATGCACTCGGCTGCGATCTTGGCGCGGAGCGATGGAATAAACTCTTCCAGATAGACTCGATTCGCTCTAGCCTTGGCTGCCTTACCTGCGTTCTCCCGCAGCCAATCGAGCGTAGCCTCCAGTTTTTCGTCGGTGATCATGCCGCCGCCCGCCTAGCCGCTGACACATCCTTGATCCATGCCCTGACCTTGCTGAAGTCCTTGAGCGCAGCCCATACGGCCAGCTTCATGTCACTATCTAGAGACTCGGACAATTCAAAGGCACCGTAGTCGGCATCGTCGTCGCCCTGCTCGAATGCCGCATGGAAGTCGATGAATGCCTTGGCGACCTCCTGCACCTTGCCGCCGTCCACAACCACGCCAGCAAGCGATTCAGTCACCGGGTTGATCACCGGAGCCTTGGGCTTGTTCGTGATCGCATTGGCTACCTCATCAGCCGTAGCGAACTCGGTCCCGCCAAAGCCTAGTCCTGCCAGTGCTCGTCCGATAGCCGAAGTCTCAGCATTCTCAAGGGCGGATGTCTTGTTGATGGTGGACGACTGCCGGTATTCCTCGGCATGGCCGGTAGAGATAACGCGGCCTGTTTCATCTTCGATCCGCGCCTGGACGACGACTACCATATCGTCACGCTCAAGAATCTCAGTGATCAATCCCCATGCCGGATTTATTTCCCTGAACTTGCCTACCCGGTACGCGACAGTCTGATATTGCTTGCCGTGTATGTTGACAATCCCGCTATCTGCCTTGCTCGTCGCCATTCTCATCCCCTAATTTTCAGCATTGCGTCTGCAACCCTGTATGCAGAACTTGCTATTTCTTGCAAATACGAATCTGACAGGTCGCTAGGGCTATATGCATTTGAACTGGAAAAGTGACCACTCATCGCCTTTGCCGCAAAGTAGTCGCGCAGAGTCATCCCTTGGAGTTTTATTACAGTTGCGCCACCTTGAGCGATAGGAAGCATGTAATCCCCATTCTCCATTTTCTCAGTAGGAAACGCTGGCCCACCATCATTTGTCATCACCCCTCCGTATGACTATGCGCTGCGCGCATATCGTCCTGATCCTGCGCTGCAAAATTATCTATAACCCACTCAGTTAACGAAACTTTAGGCATCATGGCAATCATGTCGTCTGCCACTCCGCGCCAGTATTCTTGTTTCCGCGTTATCGGAGAGTTTGCTCGGTGTGCGCACCACTTCGGACCTAGACGCGCGATCACCTGCTTGGCCCTCTCCAGATTGCGTGCTGCCAGTTCCGGGTCAGGCTGTAGTCCTGTACCGTCAAGCAAGGTAGCGTCCTGCCTATCGAACAGAAAACGGTTCATTGCTTTCATTTCACATACTCCAGGAAAAGGTGAATCACACCGTACAGCAGCAGCCAGAGCGGAGC